ATCCATCATTGTAAAGATTTGAAACCTCTGTTCCGCTAAGTGTTTTATTGAATAATACTACTTCATCAATATTCCCTTTCCAAAAATTCCCTCCCTCAGCATTGTTTCCAATTGCTGCTGCTGAAAAAGTTCCAGTAAATGTTCCACTTATTGCATTAGCTTGTTTTAAAGTTCCGTCTAAATAAATAGAAAGATTCCCACTTGAATCCCAAGTTGATGAAACGTGATGCCATAAACCATCTGCCTCAACTACATCAGTTAAAACTGCCAATGTTGCTGTTCCTCCAGCTTTATAAACAGTTCTCAACTCATTACTTGAAGCATGATAAAAAACTCTTATGTTATTATTACTGTCCTCAAAAAGACGTATTATATCAACACTAGATGCAGTTGTTTCCAATTTAAACCATGCAGAAATTGAACCTGTATTTTTTACAGAACTCATTCCAGTAACTCCCAAAGAAACAAAATCATCAACCCCATCAAAATGAGTTGAATAAATATTATTAAATGAATTTATGATTCTGATATTAAAGTTTAAAGATTTTCTATAAATACCATCACTACCACTCATATCGTCAAATACGTCATCATAACCATCAAAATCAATTGCTTGAATATTTACAGCGTTATAAACTCCATTAACTCTGTCAAGTGCTGTTCTTATATAGTTTGCAAGTTTGGAAGCTTCTGAGTATGTTTTACAATAAGCTGAAACCATTATATTTGCAGTATCTAATAAAGCAACAGAATCTTTTTGTCCCTCTGGTTCATCAGATGAAACATCATAGACAATAAAAGGAAATGCTGAGGTTTGCTTCATTACATTTGGAGCAATCCTTGTTCCTACCATTGATGATACTGCTATGTTATCATTTAAAATTTTATATATTGCTTTTCCTATATCCATTCTAATATCCTAAACTTCCGTATTTTTTTAATCTGTTCTCATGTCTTTTTAAAGCTGAAGTAAAAATCTTTTCAGCATTTCTAAATCCTTTTGCTAGAACAGAACTACTTTGTTGATTCCATGCTCTCATCATATAAGGATTGGCTTTTGTTGTTCCTCCATGAACTAACTTATGACCGTATTCCACCCATGCACCAAAATATCCCCCTTTATTTTTTGCAAATTTTCCTTTTACTCTTGGGCCTATATATGCTCCATGAATCCAGCTTTGTCTTGAAGCATTAGTTCTGTAAAATTTTATAGACTTTTTAAGAGTTCCTCTTGATATTGTCAATTTTTTATTTGGGGGATATGCAACTCCAACTCTTCCAGTAGTGCCTGGATCTAACAAAGGAGCTTCTCTTTCTGCAGCAGCTAATAAATCTTTCGTTGAAACCTTCCAAAATTTCCCCCAAATTTTATCTTGATGTAATTGGTTGGGAAGTTGTTTAAACATCCTGTCAATAGCTTGAAGTCCCTCAAGTTCAACCGATACATTATTTGCAGTTTTTACAGCCATTATTGATTATCCTTTATTCTTGTTTCTAATTCCAAAAATTGTTCTCTTCCATCTATTTGTTTAATCCCATGAATTATGTAAGTTTCAGTTTCAAATTCAACTCTGTATGTTGTTTTAATCTCAACGCCTAAATTTCTAACATAAAAAATAAGGTCTGTTCTATTAACTTGTTCTTGAGATTCTTCTTTTCTGTTACTACTATCCCAGTCTGCTTTTGCCCATAACGTGTAAAGAGTAGCATAAACTTTTGTTTCCTCTCCATATTTATTTCTTGTATAAGTGGGAGATAAAATCTTAATTCTTCTATCAAGTTGTCCTATACTTAACATACTTGAATTTTATATTGGTTTAATAAATATTGACTTGATAAAGGAAGTTCTGTTGCTGTTCGGCCTGTGATTACAGTCTGGCGGTTTTCATACCAGTTTCCAATGGTTAATAAAACAGCCTGTTTAATACCATCAGGAACATCCGTTGAAGCTGTTCCATATCCAACTGTATATTTTACCTCTACAGCGTTTATTCTATCAGCTAAAGTTGGAAGTTCCCCATCAACAGCCAATCCAATTCTTGCAGGTTTTGAAGCGTTATCCAAAATGTAATTTGAAGCGGCTAATGTTTGCAAAGAATCATTTGAATCATAATATTTTATATGTGTAAGAGCTGATACTGGACTTTTATATAGTCTATAAACTTCCATCCAATTATCACTGTATTGTGTTACTAATGTATCCATGAAGTATTGGTTAGTATATTCCTCACAAGATTGAGTTGCTGCTTTAATTAAATTGTCAATTAAAGTATCATCTGCAGTTGTGTCAACTTTTAAGAAATCCTTTGCTTCAGCTGTAGTAAACAATGGATTTGTTGCTAAGGTATTTACTTTTAAACTTCTATACATTTTTTTTATTTTTTAAAAAAAAAGGACTGGCCATTTAAAACCAGCCCTTTCTTAATTATATAATCAACTTACGCTGTTAAAGTTGTAAATTTAACAAAAGATGCACCATCTGCAACTCCCCAATCAAAGTGGTTATTCATTACAAGTCTAACCTCATTAGTAGTAGCAGCAGAATAAGGATCTACTATAATGTTAGATGGTCCGAATTGTGCAAAATAAACTCTACCAAAATCTCCAAACATACCATCTCCAGACGCGCCAGCAGATTTAGCAGGAGCAGAAGAGAAGTATCCTGGATATCCAGCCAATCTATCATCTACATATAAAGGATATGTTGAAGCAACTTGAGCTTCTTTCTTTATAGCAGAATATAATTCCCAAGAATTAACGAAAGATAAATTCCCGTCTAATCCATGATCATCAGCGATAGTTTGGATAGCTTCTAACATATCAGAAGCAATAGAACCTGAACCAAAAGTAGCTTCAGTAAATGTTAAAGTTCCAGTAGTTCCAACAATACAACCAGGAGCATTTGAAACATTAGAAGAAGCAAACATTGCAGCATCAATTTGAGTTGCCATATTTCTTCCCATATCTCTCATCACAGAAGCTTCAGCAGCTGGTCCGTTTTGAGCTAAGATAACATTAGAGATGTCAGCATAACCTGTTACTCTTTTTGGAGTTAAAGTAACTTTTCCAAAGTTTGCACCACCATCAGAAGCAGCAGCAACTTCAGCACCCCAAGCAACAGTAGAACCTCCAGCGATAGGAAGAACAGTATCTGCAGCAACAGTTCCAAGATCGTTAAGACCTACTCTGTTATAAAGACCAGAAGCTTGTAAACTATCAACATATGCTCCAACTGAAGTTGGTGCTATAGCAGAGTTAGTTTGGTCAATTGCTCTTTCTTCTTTCATCATTGTTGGAATACCAATTCCTTGCAAAGATTTTCTACTCTCTACCTCTGCCTCCTGATGCATTTCCAACTCTAATCCCGTTAGTTGTCCACCATTTCTGATTTCACTAACAGCCTTAAATAAAGACCATCCTCTTGTTGCTTTGTCAGTGTTTACTTTTTGAACTGGAGTTCCTGAAAACTTTGCATTATTTCTAATCTCAGTCTCAACTTTCTCAGCTCTTTCAATTTTTACAGATAAGTCATCTGCTTTTTTTAGAAGTGAATCCATGTCATTATTCTCCTCAGTAGTTAAATCTCTTTCTTCTGCTGTTGCAGTTAATTTGATAACTTCTAATTCTGAAATAATATCATTTCTCAATTCTTTCAATTCAATACTTGATTTCATTTTTAAAAATTTTTATTATTATTATTTATTTTCGTTTTATTAATTCAATTTTAAGTTTCGCCAACGAACGCGCCACTAAATCGTTTTCCTCTTCTTTTATTTCTTGTTTTTCTTTATACATTGCCAAACCTCTTTGAGCAACTACTAAATCAGCTCCAGATTGAGAATAAGCAGGATATGTTACTGGACTAACATCATAAAGCCTGTCAATGGATGTTATTGTTCTAATATCATTTCCTTCATCATCTGTGCTCCACTCATCAGAACCAACAGTAAAAGCAAATGAAGATTGATTGATGTTTCCATTCTTCATGTTTATTGCTAAATCTTTTCCGTAAGAAGTTTCTGGAATAGAAAATTCATATCTCAAACCTTTATCATCAACTGACAAATTTAAATTCCCAGCAGTTGAACGTGCTAAAACTAAATTAGGGTCATGATTGATTAAAGCTCTCACATCTGATTTTGCAATAGTTTCCTCTGTTATTGCACTTGGAGAGATGTATTCATAGAATCCTCCTAAGTTTTCAGAACGTGAGTTCCAAATTGAACCATAGCCAACAACTACTTCTTGACCATCTTCTTTTGTTTCAAATCTGTTTTCAATGTTAAATATTCTTTTTTCCATAATTGTATTATTGTATTTTTTGTCCCAAATGTTAAGCTTCTTCATCTGTTCCTATTTTGTTTATTGTCGTCATGTTCATCTGAAGATAATTATTATCTCCATCCTCAATTCTGTTTAAATCTTCTTTTTGTCTTACTTCATTGATTGTCATCCAACCATTTGTTACTGCTGTTTTGTAATAATCAGCTCTATCTTTTACGTTTCCTCTAAGTAATCCGTTTACATTGAACTTAACATAATCTCTTCCAACTAAATTTCTTCTAAATAATTTAAGACTCATTTCCAATTCTATCTTTGATATATAAGGCATTAAAGAATAAGAAACGAATTCTTGAGATTGCATTTCAATGTTATTGAAACTTGACTTTGATAAATCTCTTAATAAGTGTGGAGGAAGTCCGAAGATACGAGCCACCTCTTCCACAGAAAACTGCCTGGACGCCAAGAACTGGGCCTGATCTGGAGTAACGCTAATGCTTTTATATTTTAATCCCTCTTCCAATACAGCTGTTTGATTTGAGCCAGCTAATGTTCCGTAGTTTTTATTAAATGAATTTCTTAATCTATCAATTGCTTGTTCACTTAAAGCTCTATCAGATTCCAAGATTCCCGACAGTTTCCCTCCGTTCTTGAAGAATGTAGAACTGTATTCTTGAACATCCATTCCCCATCCAATTGCTTTTCTACATTGTTCAATTGGAGAAAGTCCTGTTATTCCATCTGGACCAGTTATCATTTTAAAGTGAAGAATATTATCTGAGTCATGAGTCATTCCTGATTTCTCATCTTCATAAAATAATCTGTTATCTAAAACGTAAGTATTTACATCTCCATAATTCAATGGTAATAATTCCAATATCCTTCCATTTCTATTTCTCACAATTTGAACATAAGAGTTTCCATCTGAAAGCATATCCATAATTATCTTTTCATAAAAAGTAATTTTGTTTTGATATGAGTTTGGTTGGTATTTTATAAGAAATGAAAGTTCAGAATTTACTTCTAAATTATCTCCATTAGGTTGTCTGCTAAATACTCCAACAGGAAGAGTTGAAATACTTTCAGAAAGTAATCTCATTGCAGCCCATACGGCTGAAAATGTTAAAGCTGTTTCAGGCGATACTGTTTGAGCTGGACCAAACGGCATTGTGTAATTTATGCTTCTTGTTTCCTTTTTTGGTTTTCCTGAAAAAATGTTTTGGATTGAATTGAGTATTCCCACTATATAATTTTTTGCAATTATACGACAAAAAGACTCATTTTTTGTGTAACATTGTTTCCCTCTTAAATGGTATTTAGAGTCGTTTTAAGAGACTTTAAGCCTTTTTTAGTATGTGTATATTAAAAATAAAAGATATTAAATTTACTAGATTACAGAAAAATTAAATAAAATTATTATGTTAAATAGAAAAAGTTGAGTTTTTTTGTGATTTTTAGGCTTGTTTAAATTTAATTTTTAGACTTGTCTAAATTTTTTTTTGTATATTTTTTACTTTCCTATCACGACAAACTCTGAATGAATTGTAGTCCACATATTTTCTTTTTCCAAAAATTTCAATGTGTTCTTGTTCCAAAGATTCGTAAGCTTCTTTTAAATATTTGTAGTCTTTGGCTCTTGACCAAAACTCTCTAATGAAACCATCTGCTGAATATATTCTTATCATATTATAAAATTAAAAGTCCTCTACCATCATAAACTGAATTTATATCTCCCTCTGTCATGTAACTTCCCAAGGCCATAATCAATGCAACAACCCCATCAATTTTCTCAGTTGATTTTGCTTTATTCGGTTTTATGTTTCCAGCTGGATCTTCTTGCAAAGCAATGTTTGATAACATCCAACTCATAACAGGATTCCCATCATGAACAATCTGTTCTCCTAAAATAAGTTTTTCCAGTTCCTTTGTTGGTGCGGACATGGATTGAAATCCTTGGCCAAATGGCTCCATTGGAACTCCCTCGTTTGTTAAGTCAATAACTAACTGACTAGCATTCCATCTATCATAACAAATTGATTGTATTCTAAATTGCATTCCCAACTCCATGATTTTATTCTTTATGAAATTGTAGTCTGCAACATCTCCACTTGTTCCAATTATGTGGTCCTGTTTTAACCATGTAACGTAATCAACTTTATCTCTCTCACTTCTTTTCTTTGCGTTTTCTTCAGGGATAAAAAAGTAAGGAACAACAATAAACTTTTCTTCCTCTTTAAAAATTAAACATAGACAACTTATATCTCTAGTTGATGCTAAGTCTAAACCAGCCCAACATTCTTTATCTTTTAATTTTTCCAAATCAATTTCTCCTTGACATAGCTCCCATTCCTTTGCACCAATCCAAGCAGTTTGAGAATCAGTCCAAATGTTTAACATCAATCTCTTGAATGTGTTTTGATATGATGGAACATCCATTGCTCTTTGGGATTCTCTTTTCATATATTCCTCTCTCAGACTTATCCCGTAATTTGGATTTGCTTTTTTCCAAACTTCAGGATCTGTTATATCACAATCTGAATCTGCTTCATAGATAGCAGAATAAAAAGACTCATCTTGAATAATACCATCCTGAACTTTCTTTGCATAATCATAGACTTCAAAACAAATAGATTGTCTATCATAACCAGCTGTTGTTATTGCAATACACAGAGGCTGCCGACGACTTCCCGTGGATGTTAAAAGTGTGTCCCATAAATCTCGGTTTGGTTGAGTATGTAATTCATCAAAGATTATACAGTTGGCATTGAATCCATGTTTCGTTTTTGAGTCTGAAGAAATAGCTTGATAAAAGTTTCCTTTGCTTTCATTTGTTATTGAGTTTCTAAATACTTTAGCTCGTCCAGTCAGTTCCTTATTATTTAAAATCATTTGTTTTGCTATCTCAAAAACAATACCAGCTTGAGCCCTATCTCCAGCAGCTGAATATATTTCAGAACCTCTTTCACTATCTGCAAACAACATATACAATCCTATTGCAGCACATAAAGTTGATTTCCCATTCTTACGTGGGACCTCAATAAAAGCTGTTCTATATTTACGAGTTCCATCTTCATTTTTCCATCCAAATAAATCTCCAATTATTTTCTTTTGCCATTCTTCAAGAAGTAACGGCTCTCCATGTAGTTCTCCTTTTGTATGGGAACAAAATGTTTCAATGAATCCAATGGCT